CGTCCAGATCCGAGACGCGGTGAAAGGCCTCTGCGCCGCGATCGACGCGGGCGAGGTCGCGCCAACGGAACTCGAGATGTTGGCGCTCGCGATCGTTGTCGAACAGGAGACTGGCCCGCTCGCGTTTGACCTGCTCTGTCAACTCGCGCAGGATCGTGCCTTACGCAACAAGATCACCGGCACCCCCTGTCCGCAGTGCGGCCTCTATCGCGCCTCCCTCTCGAAAGTCAAAGGCCGGGAAGGATCACTCTGGTGTACGGGCTGCGGGCATCGGTGGGAGTTGCCGAAGGAGCCGGTATGAAAACCACGATCGACGTCGCCAGCCGCCAGGAAGCCGCGCAGATCCGCCGAGGCCTCGCGGATCCCGAGGTCCGCGCGTTCGTCCAGGTGATGGGCGAACTCCTCGCGCTGCCGAGCGATCGCGCGCGGGCCCGGGTGCTGCGGTTCGTCGACGACCATCTCGACGAAGAGGATCCGGCCTACGTGTCGGTGTTCCGATGATCACGGATCGACTCCGCGCCGTGCTCAACGCGATGTGGGTCTTTGCGACAGAACGGCCGTCGCCGCAACAGACGCGCCAGAAATCGGCCCGCGAGATGGTGGAACACTTCGCGCGTGAATTAGAGGCGGCCCTCGTCAGGGCAGGAGACCCGGAGCCGCCAATCATTCGCGCACACGTTGAAGGCTGTTCGAAGGCACTCAGCGTCCCGGTCGATGTCTGCCCCTGCGGTGGTCGAGACTTTACCCCGGCGGGCGTCAGGGCAGACGCCACCCCCGCCACGGAGCCTGACGGCTGGCTGTTGATTGAAACGTGGCGCGATGGCTCGCAGCATCACGAAGGGATCGCGGTGACGCACGAGGGAAAAGACCTGTTCATGCGCGGCGACTACGAGCAGGGGCATTCGCGCAGTGCCGTGCCGAGGAAAATTTGGGCGGCGCACGGGCCGTCGAAGGCCGACCAGTGACCAAACCCCGCCGCCGCTATCCCCGCGCGACCGTGGTCGACCGGCCGCTCTACACCCTCGAGATCGAGCACAAGACGATGGAGGCACTTGCGCAAGGGAGTTGTCCGGAGGATCTCGCGGTTGAAGCGCATCGCTTGTTGCGGTGGCAGCGGGAGGCGATCAGAGCCTTGACGCCGGAGAAGAAGACGACGAAGACGAGGCGCCGATGACAAAGAACGACGACGACGATCAGCCGCGTTTCCGTCGGGCCGTGGTGCGCTCGGACGACAGGATCCACGCGAAGTTCGCCACGAGGTGCGCATGATGGCTGAAAAATTCCGCGCCGGGAAACGGCTCTGGAGCAAGGCCGACGATCGGACGCTGCGGCGGACCTTTCCGCACACGCGGACGGCGATCCTCGCGCAGCAACTGCGACGGACCTACACCGCGATCGTCGCCCGGGCGTCGATGCTCGGCCTGCACAAGAGCGCGGCGTATCTGGCGAGTCCGGATGCGTGTCGCCTCCGCCGCGGCGACCACGTCGGTGCGGCATTCCGATTTGCAAAAGGCCACGTGCCGGCGAACAAGGGGCAGCGCCGTCCGGGCTGGTCCGTCGGCCGCATGCGAGAGACGCAGTTCAGGAAAGGCGTGCTGAACGGCGTCGCGGCAGCGCGCTTCATGCCGATCGGCAGCACGCGCATCGCCGACGGCTATCTCTATCGGAAACTCTCCGCCGTGCCGGGGCCGTGGACGCGGAACTGGAAGCAGGAACACCATCTGATCTGGATCGCGGCGCACGGGCCTATTCCCCCAGGCCACGCGCTCCGATTCGTCAACGGCAACCGCCTCGACGTCCGCCTCGACAACCTGGAATGCCTCGCGCGCCGGGCGCTGATGGCGCGGAACAGTGTGCACAACCTACCGAAGCCGCTCGCGCAGGCGGTGCAGCTACTCGGCGCGCTCAACCGGAAACTTCGACGGAGGACCCGCGATGGCGAACACGATCGACGATCTGCGTAAGCACCTCTTCGAGACCCTCGACGCGCTCAAAGACAAGGACAAGCCGATGGAGTTGGACCGCGCGCAGGCGGTGGCCGACGTCGCCAAGGTCATCGTGGAGTCCGCGAAGGTCGAGGTGAATTTCCTGAAGGTGACGGGCGCCCTCAAGAGCACGGGCTTTTTACCGGAGGCCGACACACCGGCGGCGGTCGTCGGTCGGCGGTTGACCACGCGAGTGCCCGAGCAGGAAGCCGCCGCCGGCGATCACTGCGTGCTGTGTCGCTGCAAGCTGACGACCGCGTACTCGATCGAGCGCGGGCTCTGCGGCAGCTGCAGTGATCGCCCGGAAGCTAAGGCACTCAAACTGGCGGCGGGAGCGCGGCGGTGACCGAGGTGGCACGTGGAACCTCTCAGACTTCTCAGACCTCTGAGAACTCCCAGAAGCCGGCCGGCGCGTTGGCGGCGGCCCGGGATGGGCGGCGGTGGAAAATTCGACGCAAGGACCTGGAGGGGTTGTGAATGGCGGCACTACCCACGATAGGCGGCAACCACGGGAATTTCTCGGCGGGCCCAACGGCCGACCAGAGGCAGCGCTATGCGCTTCGTCAGTGTTTTCTGTTGGCGATTCGTGAGGCTCGCCGCGAGCAGAAAGCCGACGATCGCCGCAGTAGCCGATGGAACCACATCATCCGATTCTGCCGAGACGCGGACCAGGACGGAAGTATTTGCGGCGGCGGGAGTGTTCTTCGGCAATCGCGCGCCCTGGCGGGCGAGCAATGCGCGACCGCCGAGGACGCCTTGATCGTCGCGGTCCGCGCGCTCGATCCCGCTGCGGCTGACGACGAGCCGTATCACCGGTGGGACGAGGCGAAGTGGGCCGTGTTCAACGCGGCCGTGCGCTTCGTGAAGGGTCTAGCCTGATGCGGTTCTTTCGCGGAGATCCCCCTGCCCAACCCCGGGAAAGAGGAGCGGGGCGCGGAAGATCGTCGTCGTCGTCCGTTATACCTGTTTCGGTATAAACCATTTATGACCACCCAAACCTGGTGGCTCTCCTTCTGCGATCCCGATCGCCCGACGGGGCAGCAATTCCTCGGCGCGCTCGTGCTCGATGTCGAGTGGGCCGACGTCGCGATGGCGGAAGGGATCACGATCGCGATCCGCGCGTCGCACGGCTTGCCGCCCCTCGACGATCCCGACGTTCAATGGATGGCGGGCGCGGTCTACAAAGCGCATCGCCTCCGCGTCAATCCCGGCGGGGCGGTCGCCGCGCGCCGGTTCGACGACGTGCCCGGCTTTGCGACGCACAGCGCCCGCTATCCGCGCGGCGTGCTGCTGTCGCGGGCCGACATTGCGGCGATCGATGCGGTGATTACGCAGGCGGACACATGAAGGGCCAGCTGAAGATCAATCAGCTCTTCGCCTTCATCCTGATCGACGCGGACGGGACCGAAGGCGTCCCCGGCTATCTCGACGTCGACGGGTTTCTCAAACCGATGATGGGCGCGGACATGGCGCGCGTCGACAGCTTGAAGCACCTCGCGGAGACCGCGCCGATGTTCCGCGGGAAGAGGATCACGATCGTGCGCTTCGGGGACCGGGAGATCATCGGCACGATCGACCGGACGGGGCAGCCATGATCCCTAACCTCTGCCTCGCCGGCGCGATCCTCAGCTTCGCCACGGCGACCTACATCGATCGCCCGTGGACCCCGACGACCCACGCGCAGCGGATGACGGGGAACTTCTGCTGCTCGCTGGGGTTCCTGCTGCTGGCGATCAGTCTGGTGGGGCGCTGACGACTCCACGGCGCCGCGCGGGGGGACGGCGCCGTGGATCCGCGGACCGGTTAGAAGCGCCCGCCGTGCGTGATCGCGCTGTTGCAATCCATCCGCGTCTCCCGGAGCTTCCGGATCGCGACGCTGCGATCGGGCCCGGGCGGGACGACGTTGAGGATCACCTTCGCCGCGGTGACGAGCGCGTCGACGACTTGCTTCCCGGCCGCCGTTTGATCGGGCTGCCAGGCGTGGTACGTGAACGCGTCTTCGACGTTGTCGAGCGTGAGCGGCGTCGTCGGTGTGCCCGTCCACGTGTCGCTCGGAATCGTGCCGGGCGTCGCCGCCTTCGTCGTGCCGCCAGTCGTCGGTGAAGTCTCCATTGCTGCCCTCCCCTTAACGCGCGCGTGTCCGAGGCCGCAGGCCGGTAGCCTTGGCCATCCGCTTCGACGTGCTGGGCGCGCGGACCGACGCCCCTTTGCTCGGCTTCACCGTCGCCCAGGCGGACGGATCGCCGGTCTCCGTGCTCGCTGACAGCGCCGTCGTGACGAGCACCCGATCGACGCCGGCCGCGACGAGCTGCTCGGTGAGGACGTCGCCGTTGAGCCGACTCGTGCCGGCGCGTTCGATGTGCGTGACGTCGTAGCCGTTGCAGGTGACGCCCTCGCCCTTCGCGAGACCCGCGGCGATGAGCAGCGCATCGATCGAGGCGCGGACCGCTTTCTCATCCGCGGCGTGCAGCGCGAGTGGCAGGATCTGGCGCTCGAGCGTGCGCTGCTGGCGGACCAGCGGCGGGAGATCGGCGAGCGCCGCGTGCTGCCGGTAGGTCCCGGTGTCCATTAGGCCGGCTCGTACGTCAACACGAAGATGTCCGGCTTACAGGGGTAGATCTCGCCCTTCACGCCCGTGATGATCCAGTCGCGATCGGAGGCGATGAGCGGGCCTTCGAGGGTCTGCACCCAGTACTTGCCGGTCATCCGGTGTGGCGTGTGCTGCGGATCGTCGCCGTCCGGGCCGCCGAACTGCACGCCGGCCGGCACGTACTGCGCGAGCGAGTCCGAGCTGATGATGAGCTGCTCGGCCTCGATCACGACCGGCTTCTTGCGAAACTGCATCCCGCCATTCTGCGCTCATTCGTCGACGGCGCGTGTGTCGAATCGGACGCCGCACGCGCGGTGAGACGCGGTACGCTGATCCGGTATGCCTGGATCCGACGGCGATCGTCGCGATCCGGCCGCCGAACGCCGGCAGACCCGCGGGCGTCGCCTGACCGACGCGCTCGCCACCGCCCGCCGCATCCTCACCTATGTCGACGGCGTCGATCCCGCCGTGCGGCTCCTCACGATCAGTCAGGTGGCGACGATGGCCGGCGTCAGTCCGCGCACCGTCTGGCGCGATGTGGTGGCGGGGAAGTTGACGCTCCTCTATCCCCAGCCCGGCCGCTCGCGCATCGCCATCGATGACGCCCGCCTCTACGCCGGGGTGAAGCGGCCGGTCACGCCATGACGTGGGCGGAAGGGCTCCGCCCGAACAGTGTCGGCAGCCACATGCTGCATCTGAGCCGCAAGCTCAAACACTTCGACGACTGGGCGCTCTACGCCCTCGCCACGTCGACACGGGAAGGTGCGACCACCCGATCGTTGGCCGCGCGCCTCTACGTGGCCGAGAAAGAACTCGCGATCGCCCGCGCGCTCCCTCGATCGTGACATTGCGCGCCATCGCGCGACACCCCGGCTGAGCCAGCCGCCGCACGCCTCATCCTCTGATCCGTCCCCCGCGCACGCGCTCAGAAGGACTCCGGATGTATGTGGACCCGTGCGCACGCGCGAGCCGTTCCCTGGCGATCGCTCTGTTGCGATGGCTACGACCTGAGCCGCGAGGCGAGCGAGCCGCTACCCCCGTGGGGCTAGGACTGGTGCGCGCGCCGGCCGCGCCGATGAGCGATCACGGCACGCGCGCCCGCTATCAAGATGGCTGCGCCTGTCCCCCGTGTGCCGCCGCGGAAGCCGCCTACCGGAAGCATTTGCGGGCGGACCATCGCGCCGGGATCCAGCGCCTCGGCAGCGTCATCAGTCCGGTCGAAGCCCAGCGCCGCATTCGGCAGTTACAGGCCGAACACGTCAGCGCGCGCCAGATCGCCCGATCGCTCGGCCTCGTCCACCACGCGCCGCGGCTCCATCCCGACGGCATCACCCTGCGGAAGTTGCTCAAGATTCGCCGCCTGCATCGACAGGTGCTGCGCGACGGCCTCGCCTCATGAAAAAAAAGACCACGAAGAAAACCACCGCCGGCAGCGGCGCGAAGCTCCGCGCGAAAGCGGCAGCCCTCGCGCTCCTCACGCCCCGTCCGCCGTTGATCACCGCCGTCGACGGCTTCGGCAAGCCGCTCGACGTGACGTCGACCGGCACGACGTGGACGACCACCGTCGATCTCACCGACAAGCAGGCCCGCTTCATCGCCGAGTACTTGGTCGACCTCAACGCCGCGGCCGCGGCCCGACGGGCCGGCTATAGCGCGGCCACCGCCGACGCCATCGGGTGGGAGAACCTGAGGAAACCGGAGATCGCCGCCGCGATCGCCGCCGGCAAAGCCGCGCAGATCGCCGACGCCGGCCTCACCGCCGCGCGCGTACTCGAAGAGCTGCGCCGCCTGGCGTTCGTCAACGTCCGCGACTACTTCGACGGCGGCACGGGCGAGGCCAAGCATCCCCATCAACTGACGGCGGAGCAGGGCGCGTGTCTCGCCGGCTTCGAGGTCCTCAAGCGCAACCTCTTCATCGACGACGGCCACACCGACACGATTCACAAATTCAAACTCTGGGACAAGGTCAAGGCCCTCGAGCTGCTGGCGAAACACTTCGCGCTGCTGGTCGAGCAGATCGACATCAAGGACACGTCGGCCGACGCGCGCGTGGCGCGGCTGGTCGCGGCCCGGAAGCGCACGACGTGACCGATGTCCTCTCCGTCGAGCGGGAGATCGAGGAGTTCGTCGCGAGCTGTCACTACGATCCGCTGCGCTTCGTGCGCGGGGCGTATCCGTGGGGCGAGCCGGGGCCGCTGGTCGACGAGCCCGGCCCCGACGACAACCAGGTGGAATTTCTCACCGCGCTCGGCGCCGAAGTCCGCGCGCGCGCCTTCGACGGCACGACGCCCGTGATGCCGGTGCAGATGGCCGAAACGAGTGGTCACGGCACCGGGAAATCCGCGTCGCTCTCCTGGCTCGTCGATTGGATCCTGTCGACGCGGCCGCACTCGGATCTCACGGTCACCGCCGGCGGCTACGCGCAGCTCGAGGCCCGCACCTGGCCCGCGATCCAGTTCTGGACGCACCTCTGCCTCACGGCGCCGTGGTTCGACATCATGGAGCGCGGCATCTACGCCAAAGGCTTCCCGGCGACGTGGAAGTGTCAGCTCCAAAGCTGCAAAGAACAGAACGCGCAGGCCTTCGCCGGGCAGCACGCGCGGCGCTCGACCTCCGGGTACCTGTTCGATGAATCCTCGCAGGTCCCCGACAAGGTGTGGGAGGTGGCGACCGGCGGCATGACCGACGGCGAGCCGATGATCTTCGCGTTCGGGCAGATGACGCGCAACAGCGGCGCGTTCTACGAGGCGTGCTTCGGGAAAGAGGCCGCGCGCTGGAACCATCGCCGCGTCGACAGCCGGACGTCCCGCTTCACCAACAAAGCGAAAATCGCGCAGGAGATCCTCGACTACGGGATCGACTCCGACTTCGTGCGCGTGCGGATTTTGGGCTATCCGCCGAACGCGAGCGAGCTGCAGTACATCGACAAGGGCCGCATCGACCTGGCGCGGAAGAAAACGATGGTCGCGCTGCCCGACGATCCGATCATCGCCGGCTTCGACGTCAGCGGCGGCGGCAAGGCGTGGAACGTCATTCGCTTTCGCCAAGGGCTCAACGGCGACGTGCTGCCCCCGTGGCGGCTGCCGGGGGAGAAGGATCCCGATCGCTCGGTGCGGATCGCGAAGTGCGCGGAGCTGCTCGCCGATCGCCGGCCCGGGCACCAGATCGCCGCCTTGTTTGTCGACTCGGCGTTTGGCGCGGCGATCGTCGTGCGCCTGCAGGCGCTCGGCTACACCAACGTCCACGAGGTCAAGTTCGGCGGCGACTCGCCCGACAGCCACCAGGCGAATATGCGGGCCTACATGTACGCCAAGGCGAAGGAGTACCTGCTGCTCGGGAGTCTCCCCGACGACGACGCGCTCTGTGCGCAGCTCGCGATGCCCGGGTTTCACCTCAACACGAAAAGCGAGCTCGTCATCGAGAGCAAAGCCGACATGCAGGACCGCGGCGAGGCCTCGCCCGACGATGCCGACGCGTTCGTGCTCACCTTCGCGCGCGCCGTCGCGATCAAAGCCAAACCCGCCGCGGCGCCGTATCGCCCCTCGGCCAAATGGGGCTAACCCGCTCAAGGAGTCTGCATATGAAACGGATCGTGTGTCTCGTCGTCAGTCTGCTCGTGCCTGCGTCCGCGTCGGCGCAGGCCATCACCAAGTGGACGATCCGCACCTACAATGCGGGCGCCGCGGTCCCGCTCGTCCCGCCGCTCGATCTACTCGCGGCCAACGTGACGTGCGGCCTCGATCCCGCGACGGTCGTCGCCACCCCGGCCAATCCGCTCAAGGCGGTGTTCGACGATCCCGCGGCGGCGGGGAAGGTCTGTGTCTGGGCGGACCCGGGCACCGGCCCGTTGCTGGCGACGCCCTTTGGCGGGAGTTATGAAGCGACGTTGACGGCCACCAACGCGGTGGCCACGAGCGCGGAATCGACGCGCGCGCCTTTTACACATCCCGGCGTGGCCCCGACTGCCCCGACGGGGCTGCGCTTCGGCAAGTAGTCGGGTATTTCAACGGGGTGTGGGTGCCGTTTCTGCTCTGCGGGGCGGAGTAAGGTAGACGCGATGAATCGCCGCGCCTTTCTCCGCCGGCTCGTCCAGGCCACCGCGGCGATCGCCGTCGCGCCGACGATCGTGGAGGCGTGGGCGTGCGCGCCGACGCCCGCGCCGCTGACGATGTCCGTGCGCTACATCCGGTCCTTCGAACCCGGCGTCGGGTTCGTCACCCGGATCGATTGTCTCTACGGCTTCGGTGTGCTGCAGCCGGCGCAGGTCTGCCGGATCGCGGCGTAGTGTTGGACGGCGCGTGACACCGCGCCGCCGCTAATTCTTCATAGGAGCGCCGCCGCTCCCACCCCGATCGCGCGTTCGCGCCGATCCCCCCGGCCCCCGCATCCTCGTCGGGTATGCCGCGTGTGCTCTCGCCCGCCCTGAAAGTCCGCAGCGAAGCCGTCAAGGCCGCGCATGCGCATCTGACGGCGACCGTCCCCGATTTCCGCAAGCAACCCGCGATCGCGCAGTTCAAAGCCGTGCACGCCCATCTGAAAAGTGGGGCGAAGTGAGCACTTCTGCGCCGGAGTTCCGTCAGTCCGACCCACCCGGCTTTCGCACCATCGGCGGGCTTCTCGTGCCGCTCGCGCATGAACGCGCCCGCCAGGTGTGGACCAAGGACGAGTGGCGGCTCCTCGATCGCGCGACGACGCTGCTCAATAAACGCGGCATCGCGGTGCAGTTTCAGTGCATGACGCCCGGCTGTGACGCCGAGCCGATCGAACGCCTCCGCCAACCCGACGGCTCGATCGTCCTGCGCTGCGCGCACGCGGATCGCGCGTTCCTGAGGGCGTTCTAGTGCCGACCGCGACGGCGCTGTTCATGACGACCCTCCTCACGTGCTGGGGGACGCTCGGCTGGGTGCTCGTCGTCCACCTCGTCGTCAGCCGACAGGACCGGGCCTGATGGCCCGCGACCAGGAACTCCTCGAAGAAATCCGCGAGACCTTCACCAGCGACACCGACGAATGGCGCGACATCCGCGCCGCCGGCGCCAAGGACATGCGCGCGATCAACGGCGACCCGTGGGAGCCCGCCGATCGCAAAGCCCGCGAAGCCGCCGGCCGCCCCGTCCTCGTGCTCGACGAGCTCGGCCAGTACACCAACCAGGTGATCAACGATCTGCGCCGCAACAAGCGCGGGCTGAAGGTCACCGCGCGCGGCAATGGCGCGACCGACAAAACCGCGCAGTTCCGCCAGGGGAAGCTGCGCGATATCGAGTACGCCAGCAACGCGCAGCAGGCCTACACGGTGATGGCGGAGAACGCCATTCAGCGCAGCTACGGCGCGCTGCGCATCAAGGCGCAGTACGTCTCGGATGAGGGTTTCGAACAGGAGCTGCGCATCGAGCCGATCGTCAACCCCGATCAGCTGACCATCGATCCCTTCGCGCTGCGCCCCGACGGCGCCGACATGCGCCGCGCCTTCTACCACGAATCGATGGGCGTCAAGGAATTCAAACGGGAATATCCCGGCGCCACCGTGAAGGACTTCAGTCTCGAGCACCACGCGCTGGCGAAGGACTGGCTGAAAGCGGACCGCGTCCAGGTCGCGGAATTCTGGCAGAAGGTCCCGGGCCCCGAACGCACCCGGTACCTCCTGAAGCCGGCGCCACGGGGAGCCGGCCAGCCGCTGGGCGAGCCGCGCGCCGTCTACCTCGACACCGATCTCGGCGGCGTGACGCCCGCCTCGGACCAGGTGCTCAAATCGCGCGCGGTGGCCAGCTGGCAGGTCAAGCAGTACGTCACCAACGGCCTCGAGATCCTCAAACGCGCCGACTGGCCCGGCAAATCGATCCCGTTCGTCACCTGCTTCGGCAAGATCCTTTACGTCGACGAGGGCAGCGGATCGAAGCGGCACATCCACTCGCTCGTGCGGCTCGGCCTCGGGCCGTACATGTTGTACTGCTTCTACCGGACGTGCGAAGCCGAACTCGTCGGATCGACGACGAAGAATCCGGTGTGGGCGTACGAAGGGCAGCTGGGGTTCGAGCAGTTACAGGAACTCGCGAAGTCGCTGCACGAGCCGGTCTCCGCGCTCTTCGCCAATCACACGATCCCGGGCCTGCCCGACGGCCAGGTGCTCCCCCTCCCGGTGCAGAACCGGTTCGAACCGCCGATTCAGGCGCTCGAAGTCGGCGCGGAGTCCGCGCGCCGCGCGATTCAGGCGGCGATGGGCGGCAGTCCGCTCCCGACGCAGGCCCAGCGGCACAACGACAAGTCCGGCGTCGCCCTCAAGCAGATGGAAGAGAGTGCGCAGACGGGCAGCTTCCACTACGCCGATCACTACGATGAATCCGTCACGCGGGCCGGCGCGATTCTCGACGAGCTGATTCCGTTCTACTACGACACCGCGCGCGAGACCAGCGTCCGCGCCCCCAACGACGACGCGTCGATGGTCCGGATCAACGATCCCGCCGCGACGCAGGACGGCCAGCCGGCGCACCTCGACGCCACGCTCGGCGATCACGACGTGACGATCTCGGTCGGGCCCGCGATGGCGTCCGAGCGGGAAGCGTCGTCGGCGTTCGCCGACATGATCGTCGGCAACGCGCAGATCCTCCAGATCGTCGGCCCGCAGAAAGCGGCGGCCCTGATGGGCGCGGCGATTCGCCTGAAGAACGTCGGCCCGATCGGCGACGAGATGGCGGAGATCATCGCGCCGAAACCACACGGCGACCAGGACCCCAAGCAGCTCGCCCAGCTGCAGCAGCAGCTGCAGCAGCAGCTCCAGGAGGCGCACGCCAAGCTCCAGGAGGCCGGGCAGATCATCGCGACCAAGCAGGTCGAGTCGAAATCCCGCGAGGCCATCGCCGCCGCGCAGATCGCCAGCAAGGAGCGGCTGTTCCAGCTCGAGCTCGACGACCGCAAGGCGGATCGGGAGGTCAAGCTGGCCGTCGCCGAAGAAGCCGCCAAGGTCACGCGCATGGATCTCTTCCTCGAGGAGCGCGCCCGGCTCGGGCTGCAGGCGGCCGACGTCGCGAGTCAACAGGCCGATCACGCGCACGAGGTCGGGATCAACGCGCTCGACCATCAGCAGCAGCTCGAGGCGGGGCAGCAGGCCGCCGCGCACGCGGCCGTCGCCGCCGACCAGGGGCAGGCACACACGCTCGAAGTAGGGCAGCAGGCCGCGGATCTCGCGCCGCAACCAGAGGACGACGCCGCATGACGCTCGAAGACTATCTGCGCGACGAAGCCGCACAAGGCAAGATCGATTTCTCGCTGCGGGTGCACACGATTCCCGGCAACTCCTGCGAGATCTACATCCATCCGACCGGCCGCGACGGCACGACGACGCCGATGCTGCTCGTGGAAGGCAACACGGTGCGCCTCCACCCCGGCAGCTCGGCGCCCGGATGGGAGCACGCCTGATGCCCGACTACAGCACCGACATTAACCGCGTCATGGTGGATCTCGACGAGCAGAAAACCGCGCTCGTCGCCTATCTCCTCGCGAAAGTGAAGGCGGGCGACTGGCATGCGGTGCAGGATGCCGGCAGCGACATCCGCGAGATCGTCGCGCAACTCGACGTGCTCGCGCATCTCTAGCCCTGGACGGCGCGTGACACCCCGCTACGCCTGAGAAACGTCGATCCGCGCGTTCGCGCGGGTGCAACCCCGCCGCGCATCATCGACGGCGAATGGCATGGACCCCGCGATCACCTTGCTCCGCGTGGTGCAAGTGATCGCCCCGGCGGTGGAGCGGCTGACGCTGCCCGATCTCGGCGATCCGGCGACGTGGGTCATTCACGGCTTGATTACGCCTGAGGAAGGCCGGCGGGCCTTCGTCGTCCTGCAGCACCTGCTGAGCACCGCACATGTCGGACGCTAGGCTCGATCGCGCGCGGGGCACGTTGCCCGCCGGCTACCAATTCGGCGACGCCCGCTGGCGCGCGCCGCACGAGAACGCGTCCCACGTCCTGGCGACCAAAGCGGTCTGGGGCGGCGGCTACGCGGCCTGGCGGCGCGACAAAGATGCGCGCCAGGCCAACTATCCGGCCGAGCGCGCGGCGTGGAACCAGGCGCAGCGCCACCTCACCGCCAACGTCATCGAAGGCGAGACCGATTTGCCGTAACCGACCCTCAACCGGCCTGGCTCGGGTCGCTCCCTAGAGGCGGTGTCGTCCACCGCTGCCACGGCTGAACCAGGACGCAGACGACCCCCGGTAGCTGTCTTACAGACCAGCCGGGGGTCTCCTCTGCGTTCTCGTGAACCGGACGGCTCCCGTGGACGACGGGGGTAGCGAGTGTTTCGATGCCCGACGAACTGGCTGTCTCGTCCACAGCGCCCGATCCGATCAGCGCCTCCGACGCCCTCGCCTCGCTCAGTGTCACCGAGCGATCCGCGTGGCGCGAAACGGGTGCACTGCCCGCCGACAAAATTGCGGTGATCGACGCGGCTTCACCCGCCGCCGAGCCTGACGTTCAGGTCGCCCCCGAAGGCGCGGAGACGGCCTCGAAGCCCGTCATCGTTCCGAAGAAAAAGAACGCCGACACGCGCGTTGACGAGCTGCTCGCCGATCGAGCCGAAGCGCGATCGCGCGCCGACCGCCTCGAGCGGGAGAACGAGACGCTCCGTCGCACCGCCGTCCCTGCCGTAGACGCGACCAAAGCCGCCCCGTCGCCGGCTGCAGAGACGGACGCCGAACCGACCGACGCTACGAAGTTCGCCACGTACGAGCTGTTCCTCCAGGCGCAGGCCCGCTGGGCTGTGCGTCAGGAACTCGCAGCGGATCACAAGGCGGCCCGGGCGCACGAGGAAGGCCGGCGGCAGTCCGACGCGCAGCACCAGCGCGCGACGACGTTCTCGACGCAGTTGACCGAGGCGCGGACCGCGGACCCGACCTTCCTGGAGAAGGTCAGTCCCGAGATCCTCGGCCTGAAGCCGTTCGCGGCGCTCATCGCCGGGGAAGCGCCATCGGTCGACAACGCGATCGCGGAGGAACTCATCGACTCGCCGGTCGCGGCGCCGCTGATGGTCCATCTGTCGACGCATCCCGACGATCTCGCCAAGCTCCGCGCGTGTCAGACACCGCGGGCGCTCGCGCGGGCCGTCGGGCTTCTCGAAGCGCAGTACGCCGGCAAAGTCGCCGCGGCTGCACCGCTCCTGAAAACCATTCCCGGCGCCCCCGCGCCTCCCGTGACGATCGGCACCCGCCCCGCGGCGAGTGCGGATCCCGTGGAGAGCGCGATCAGTCGCCGGGATCAAGCCAGCTACAACCGCGAGATGAACGCGCGCGAGCTGGCAGCGAAATAGGCCCGTCCCATGAATGCGCTCGAATACGTCGACTGGTTGTCGATGGAGTCCCTGCGACTCCTGACCAACCCGCTCGTCATCGCCCCGTTTTTCAACACCGACTACAACAACGAATTCACGAAGGAATTCACCGTCGGCGAGACCGTGCGGATTCCGCTCCCCAAGCAGTTCTTGATCACCAACGGTCTGGGCTATCAGCCCCAGCCGATCATCGACCGCCACACCACGGTGACGATCGATCAGAGCTTCGGCGTCCACTTCGAGTGGGACAGCGCCGAGCAGGCGATGAAGATGCCGCGCGGCGAGGAGAAGGTCAGCAAGCAGATCCTCAAGCCCGCGATGGCGCGCATTCGCCAAGAGATCGAACTGCGCGCGTCGAACTGGGCGCGCATGAACACGCCGAACATCGTCGGCACCCTCGGGACCAACCCGACGACCTTCGACAGCGTCTTCGGCGCCGCGGATCAGCGGCTGACCGAGATCGGCTGCCCGGCCGATCTCGAGCGCGGCATGATTCTCAGCCCCTCCCTGGCGCGGTCGATGCGCAGCGCGGCGCTGCCCTTGTTCGGGCCGATCAAGCAGGTCGAGTCGATGTTCCGCAAGGGCGTGATCGGCGAGGCCGTCAACTTCGACACGTACCAGTCGATGAGCCTCTACCAGCACACGGCCGGCACGTGGGCGGGCGCGGTCACCGTCACGACGACCTCCGTCAGCGGCGCGGTGTCCCTCGCCGTGACCTGCACCACCGGTGACACGTTCCTCCAGGGCGACGTCTTCAACATCGCCGCGGTCAACGACGTCAACCCGGGCACGCAGAACTCGACCGGCACGCTGAAACAGTTCGTCGTCGCGGCGCCGGTGACCGGCGCGGCCTCGGCGGCCACCGTGACGCTCGTCGCCGCCACCAGTGCGGGCGCGATCATCGGCCCGGGCTCGCCGTATCAGAACGTCGACGCGCTGCCGGTCTCTGGCGCCGCGCTGACGCTCTTCCCGGGCACCACGTCGCCCAACGGCAAGGTCGGCTTCAACTCGCTCGCCCTCACCAAGAACGCCTTCGCGCTCGTCGGCGTGCGGCTGGCGAACCCGAAGGCGGCCGAGATGTCCTCGTATGCCCGCGACCCCGAAACCGGGATCTCGGTCTCGTTCCTGCGGATGTTCGATCCGGTCCAGCGCAAATGGATCAACCGGTTCGACGTGCTGCTCGGCTTCGGCAACCTCTACAACGATCACGCGGCCGTTCGCGTGTTGGGAGCCTAGTGTCATGACGACCCTCACGCGCTCACTCGCCGCGCTCGTCGCGGTCCTGTCGCTCACCCTCGTGTCTGTGCCCGCGGGGGCACAGACCGCGCTCAGTTCCACCACGTTGTCCGCGGCCGTCAGCGACGGCGTCACCCGCACGATCAACCTGACCTCGGCGACCGGCGTCACCGCGCCGGCCGTCGGCGCCTCGGCCGTCGTGCTGCTCGTCGATCGCGAGATCATGACGGTCCTCTCGGTCAGCGGCACCGTCGTCCAGGTCACGCGCGCCAGCGATACGCGGGCCGTGCCGCACATCAACGGCGCGATCGTCTGGATCGCCCCGCGGCAGAACATCACGGCCTACATCCCGTCGGGCCAGTGCACGCGCACGACGCTGCAGGCCGTCCCGCTCATTGTCGGCGCCGGCATCGGCCTCGGCGCCGAGGTCGGCAGCTTGTTCGATTGCCTCGGCGTCACCACGGCGGGGCAGTGGGTGAATACGAACGGGTCGTCCGGCTTCCCGGTGCTCGGCTCGACCGTCGCCTCGCCCGCGGGCGTGCTGACGGCGACCGGGACCTACTTCAAGGTCTCCGGCACCAACGCGATCACCGGCATCACGCTGCCGGCCGGCGCCGCGCCGGGCTTCACGCTCTCGCTGGAACCGACGGGCAACTTCACCTGGACGACCGCCACCAACATCATCCTCGCCGGCACCGCGGTCACCGGGAAGGTCTTGTACTTCGTGTGGAACGGCGCCAAGTGGGTGCCGAGCTACATCGCGTAAGGCCATGCCGGACCTGACGCAAACCACGCTCGTGAATGCCCTCAGTGCCACCGACCGGCTCGTCCGGGTCGGGAGCCTGACGGGCCTCACTAAGGGCAACCTGCTCGTCATCGAACGCGAAGCGATGACCCTGCTCGATGTCACATCGAACCCCGTGCGGGTCCTGCGGGGCGTCGGGACGGTCGCGGCGGCGCATGCGCCGGCCGCCGTCGTCTACACCGCCTCGCCGGATCAGGTCTACAACGTCGACCCCGTCGGCGTGGCGCCGCTCTTCCCGATCGCCAATCCGTGGATCAACCTGCGCGACGGCCGCGTGTGGGTGGCGCAAGGGGACCAGATCGGGTCCGGCGCCCAAACCCGCTTCTGGACGCTGCAGACCCTCACCCATCCCGTGAACGCGCTGGGCATCTTCGGCCCCGTGGTCACCACCCCGTAATCCGTTTCGAAAGGTCGCCTCATGCCGATCGCCCGCGCGCTCCCGACGCCGCTCCCGGATTCCTCGCTCGCCGCGACGCCGACGCGCACCGACCCGTACGGCGCCGCCTACGTCATCGCGCAGGGGGCCGACCTCGGCCCCTACGCCGAGGAAGGCTCCCTCTTCATCGTCCAGACGACCACGCCCGGCACGGGCGTCGCCGGCCATGCCGCGCCTGTGGCGGCGGACCTGTCGACCAAGCCGCTGATTCATCTCTACAACAACGGCGCGCTCGTCATCGTCCCGAAGTGGATCAAGGTCCGGGTGACCGCGGTCGGCGCCGGCGCGACGACGATCGATGCCGACGTCTATGTCGAAACCGGCGCCGGCGCGACCTCGCGCGCCAGTGGCGGCACGCTGATGAGCCCGGCGATCAACACCAGTTCGAAGGTGGCGGCGCCCGTCAGCGGCGCGACGGTCTACTTCGGCGCGGTCGTCTCGACGCTCACCAGCGCGAAGCGCACCGGCCACTCGCGGATCCGGTCGGTGGTCCCCGTCGTCGAGGATCAGTACCTCGTGACGTTCGGCGCGCTGGCGCCGGCCGCGCCCGGCGGCATCACGTCGGGCACCTTGGTCGCCGCGCTCTACGTGCCGATGGCCCCGGTCGCCATTCAGCCCGGCCACAACTTCCAGTTCCATCTTTGGGGCGTGTCGGAGTCGGGCGCGCACTCGTTCGATCTCGAGCTCGGGTACGTCGAGCGGTAATCGCCTGATCTCCTCCGACGCCGCAGCGTGCGCGACCTGACCGGTCCAGGCGCCGCGGCGTCACCCGCTTCCTCGCCCCTCGCCCTTGTTTCCGCAGGAGTGTGTCGTGGACTACCCGTACCAGATTCCGCGCTACGTGCATCGCGCCGGCGCCGCGCAGCTCGTCTCGACGGAGGCGGCCTGCGAGGCCGCCCTCGCCGACGGCTGGGAGATTCACCCGTCGCGCCTGGCGCCGGTCGACGTCGAGGTCGTGGCGCCCGTGGCGATCGCGGACCCCGCGATCGACGTCGTCGCGCTCACCGCCCCGGACACCGACGCCGCCGTCGTGATCGTCCCCGCGACGACGCGGAAGCGGAGGCGGTAAGCGATGGCCGCCCCCTTCGTCAATCCCGGCTACTCGCGCGCGATCGCGATCACCAAGAGCGACACGGTGAACTTCGACGGCAGCACCGACGCCACGAACCCGACCACGGCCATCAAGCCCGCGGACGCGATCTATGTCGGCGGCGCCGGCATCGTCGTCGCGGTCCTCGAAGACCACTCCACCGTGAATTTCACCTGCGTCGCGGGGCAGCTCCTGCCGCTGCGCGCCATTCGCGTCAATAGCGGCACCACGACCGCGACGTTGATGGTCGCGCTCTATCAGAACTGAACACGTATGGGTAAAGGCAACACGTTCTGCAACGACCTCCTCAAGCTGACGTTCAACGCGACGGCGATCGCCAACATTGCCGACAACGCCGCGTCCTCGCCGCTGACGAATCTCTTTGTGGCGCTGCACGTCTCGACGCCTGGCGCGGGCGGGACGCAGACCACGAACGAAGCCGCGTACACCAGTTACGGCCGGGCGACCGTGGCGCGCACGACCGGCGGCTGGACGGCGAGCTCGTCGCAGTCCACCAGTCCGGTGGCGACGATCGGCTTTGTGGCGGCCACCGGCGGCAGTGAAACCGAAACGTTCGGTTCGATTGGCGTCGCGGTCTCCGGGTCGACGAAGGTCCTCTATTTTGGCGCCATCGCCCCGAACATCGTCGTCTCCTCGGGCGTCACGCCGCAGCTCACCACGGCCTCGACGGTGACGGAGGCGTAATGCCGATCGTGTCCGCCGTCATGACAATCGCGCACTGCGAGAACAACCCCGCGCTCGGCGACGCCT